TTGGAATGAATTATAAAATTGATTTAATATTTACTAACGCAGAGTTTGAAGATTCTGTTATAATAGAAGGACAACCACATTATGAAAATTGTGAAGGGTGTCATGCTCCATGTGAAACAAAATGTCCTATGGAATGTAAGATGGATTTTGATTTAGTTGATTGGGAGAAGTGTGCAAATTTTGTAGACGTTCCTGAGGCTTTTAAAAATCTTGATACTATCTGTAGAATATGTCAAGAGGTGTGTCCTTACTCAGAAGATCTCAGAAAAGATATTCTAGATATGAATGTAAATTATGGAGGTAGAATAAATGCCTGAGTGGAAATCATGGAGATCTAATCCACCAAACAATCACTTTGCTCCAGAGTTTTTTGTTAACATGTGGTTTGATTCTATTAGTTTAGAGTTAATTGATAATGTATTAAAGGTAGTTAAAGACAATGAAAACTTATACAAAGACGATCAATGGGAACACTACAATGTTTTCCAATGGGAAAATCAATGTATCAATGATCTCAAAAACATTATCAAGTCTTCTTACTATGACTTCTGTCGTAAGATCGGGTGTAAACAAGAAGAAGCTTGGATAAGAGGTTGGGTATACCCACAAAAACAAGGAATGGTTTTGAAAAGACATTCACATGCAATGCATGAAAATGCATACATTAGTGGTAATATCTGTCTTACTGAAAATAATACCACTACAGACTATGACATTCCATACTTAGGATGGTTTACAACTGAGAATACAAAAGGTAGAATGACATTATTTCCATCATGTCTTCCACATGCTGTAGATAAATTGAAAGAGGAAGAAAGATATTCCTTAGCTTTTGATTTGATTACAGAAAAGGGTATGGATTTTTTCTGGAATAACAACGAAAAAAATTGTGATCCATTATTACTAGCAGTAGAACTATGAAACTAAATGAATTTTTTTGGCATAATGGATATTGTGTCATTCGTAATTTTATTTCTGAACCAGAGTATCTGAGTATACTTCCAGAAGATCTTTATGAGGAAAGACATATTGAATATCTTTATGATGGAACTTTAGACGGAGATTATAAAAATGAAACACAAGTGAAAGGATCTTACTCTAGAACTTGTTTTCCTCCTTTAAAACAATTTCACATGCAGATGAGAAATCAAATTCAAAAGATTATTCTTCCTCCTCATCAACTACATCCAACCTTTTATTTTGATAGGATTTATTATGCTGGCACTGAATTAGAATCACATATAGATTGGGAACCATGTGAAATTAGTGTTACCTTACAGTTAAGAACTACTCTTTCTAAACCATGGAAGTTGTTTATAGAAAGAAAAAACGGTGGTGTCTCTGAGATTGAATTAGAAAATGGAGATGCTGTCATCTACTTAGGAAACAAAGTAAGACATTGGAGAGAACCGATGCCAGGTGGACTTAAAGACTATCATCATCAACTGTTCTTACATTATGTTGTGTATCAAGGAGAGGCATTCAACGAGCTCCAAGATTGTGGGTATTTACAAGGAGTATAAATATTAGTACGATATTTCATCTTGATTACTATGGATCCTGTACAACTTAAAAAGAATTTTGAGGAACAAATAAGTAAGACTGATTCTCAGATAACAGAATTAGAAGCTAACCTACTTAAAGCAAAAGAATATAAACTAAAATTATCTGGAGGACTAGAAACTCTAACTCTCCTAGAAGAAAAACCAGAAACAGAAGCACCAGAAGCACCTTCTGAATAAATACTAGATTCCTTCTTCCTAAATAGGTAAGAAGGGATTTTTGTGTATAATGGCATCTCCAAGTTCTAGAACTGAACTCATCACGTATTGCAAGAGGAACCTTGGTGAACCCGTCTTGCAAGTTAACATTGATGATGAACAGGTAAACAACGTAATAGACGACACATTTCAGTTCTTCCAAGAGAATTGTTACAATGGTATGGAGCGTGCTTATTTGTATCACGAAATAAGTGCTGCAGATATAACTCGTTTTGGTGAGAGTGTTACTACAACTAGCACTGATGGTGGCACTACTAATTGGTTAGAAACAAAAAATTATATTCCAATTCCAGACCATGTAGTTGGCATCACTAGAGTATTTGGTCTTGTTAGTAACTCAATTCGTTCAAATCTTTTTGGTGTTGAGTTTCAGTTGTTCTTGAATGATCTCTATGCATTCGGATCACTAGATATACTTAACTATTATATGAATAAACAGTATCTAGAAACTCTAGATATGATTCTAAACAATGGATCTTTTCAACAGTTTAGATTTACAGCACGTCGTGATCGTCTGCATCTTGATATAAACAAAGACTTTTTAAAAGAAGGAACTAATGTTCTTATTGAGTGTCATCGTATGATTGACCCTACAGACGCTACACAAATGAATAATGATATTTTTGTAAAGAGATATGCTACAGCTCTCATGAAGAAACAGTGGGGTATGAACTTGATTAAATATAACAATGTTCAATTACCAGGCGGTGTTACTCTTAATGGAAGAGAACTATATACAGACGCACTTGCAGAAATTGAGACACTTGAATCTCAAATTCTCAGCAAGTACGCAATACCACCAATGGATATGATCGGATAAAATGCCTACTAGTTCCTATTTTCCAACTTATCATCAAGGTCACAGTGGTGAACAAGGTCTCGTACAAGATCTCGTGGATGAGCAGATCAAACTGTTTGGTTCTGATATATATTATTTGCCCAAAACAATCTTAGCGGATAATACTTTGGATGAAGTTAGATACACTAAGTATCAAGACCAATTCCAAATTGAAATGATGTTAGTTAACGTCATGGGTTTTGGAGATAATGCAGAATTTATAAGTAAGTTTGGTTTGACTATCACAGACGAGATAATTTTTCGTGTGTCTACAAAAAGATGGACAGAAGAAGTAGCAGAACACAGTCCTACACTCACAGTTCCTGAGAGACCTAATGAGGGAGATTTATTATATTATCCTCTCACACAGAACTTGTACGAAATTAAGTATGTTGGAAAGGAAGAACCATTCTTCCAGTTCGGTAAGATTCAATTTTATGCTATTACTGCAGAACTATATCAGGTTGGTTCAGACGATCTTGCTACTGGTATCGCAGAGATAGATGCAATAGAGGTATTGTTTGATACAGCTATATCATTAACAATGGGTGTTGGTGGCACAGGAGACTTTACTGTTGGTGAGACGGTAACTGGTGGTACTACTGCTACCACTGCAGAAGTCAAAGCATGGGATAGTTCTACAAGAATACTACAAGTAATTAATAGGACTGGAACATTTGCTGCGAACGAATCACTCACAGGAAATGATAGTAGTGCTGTATGGGTTGTATCAACCTTTGATACATTACAGAATACAGCAAGTGAATACGATCAGAATAGAGCAATCGAAAATGAAGCTGACAATGTAGTTGATTGGTCAGAAGGTAATCCATTCGGTGAATTTGGTAATTTTACAGGTAGTATCTAATGTTAGGATCACACTTTTACAACCAGATAGTTCGTAAGAACATCATAGCATTTGGAACACTCTTCAATAATATTACACTGAAGAGTACAGATCCAAGCACTGGTGCTGTATTAGAAGAATTAAAAGTACCGTTGGCATACGGTCCTAAGCAAAAATTTATTGTACGTCTAGAAGAGAACGCTAGTTCTAGAAAGGTAGCAATTACTTTACCTAGACTGTACTTTGAAATGACAAGTATTGATTATGATCCTACCCGTAAAACTTCTCCTATACAAAAATATAAAACAATCATCAATGGGAATCAAGAAGAGGTAAGAGTACAGTACGTTCCCGTGCCATACAACTTATCATTTGAACTTGGTGTTATGGCAAAGTCACAGGACGATGCTCTACAAATTACTGAGCAGATACTACCATACTTCCAACCATCATTCTCTGTAACTCTCAACATGATTCCTGATATGAATGAGAAGAGAGATATTGCTGTTGTATTAAACAATGTATCATACGAAGATACATGGGATGACAGTTTCTATGAACGTAGATATATCATCTATACTTTACAGTTTCAGATGAAGACTTATCTATACGGTCCTTACAACACATCAGATGTTATTAAGAAAGCAATCATACATGAAACACTTGGTGATACTGCAACTAACCGTAGAACTATTACTAGAACATATACACCAAAAGCAAAAACAGATATCAATAGTGATGGTCAGATAGATGCTGCTGATGACGTATTAGTAGATGCTGGTGATGACTTTGGATTTAATGAAGGGATAGAATTCTTATGAACCTAGAAGATAATATGGAAGAACTTCTTAACATGGAAGTAGAACCAGTGGCAAAACCTAATATTCCTAAAGTAAAATCTAAGGAAGATGATCTAGAGAAAGACTATGAATATACTCGTGGAGAGTTATACTCTCTCATAGATCAGGGTCAGGAGGCAGTCAGAGGAGCGTTAGAGGTTGCACAGGAAAGTGGGCATCCTAGAGCATATGAAGTTGCTGTAGCAGCAATGAAGCATGTTTCAGATATGACTGAAAAATTACAAGACCTACACAAAAAGATGAAGGATATTTCTGCAGAAGAGAGAGGTCCTAGTAAAGTTACTAACAACGCTATGTTTGTTGGTAGTACTACAGAATTACAAAAAATGCTCAAAGAAATGGGTGGTGGCAAGAGATAACCACATAAATAAATGCAGAGACCCTGACATGGTACATGAGATACAAAGAATTTAAAAGACTCGCTGAGTCTGCCAATGTGCAGGATAACGGAATTTTAGAAGGTGCAGCCTGGACAAAGAAGGCTGGCAA